CTACGCCATAGTCCATATGACGAACACGGGTTTCTTCTGTTCCTTGATTGTTTTTCAACACAATTAAATCATCAAACTGATGATGCCAGATAGGGTAAAACACAGTAGCTGATGCATTACGTATGCCGCCTTGACTGCATGAACGTAAATCACCAAACCACTTCTTAAGGAAAGGAATCATACCCGTGTGCATGATCTCTCCGCCTCGTATAGGACTCCCTAAGGGGCGCAAACGACCTATTTCTAAACCAATACCAGCACGCTTACTTGCGTACTTGGCCATCATTTCTCCAGAAGCGAAGATGCTATCCAAGTCGTCATCACTGCGAATAAGCACGCAGCTACTGAATTGTTTAGTCGGAGTGCCAAGTCCAGCAAGTACAGGAGTAGCAAGAGTAAAAAGACCATCGCTAGCCGCATTATAATATTCCTTGATAAATTTTAAACGTTGACTAGGGTTTTCACTGTGGAAAACTGTAGCGGCAGCTACTATATAACGTATTTGTGGTGTTTCGTAAATTTCTTTGGTGGCACGGTTACGTACTAGATATTTTTCAATTAGTTGTTCAATAGCTGCGTATGAATATTGCTCATCTTTTTCATGCTCGAGCATATCATTCATTTTGTTCCATTCTTCTTCTGTATACCAAGTAAGCAACTCTGGTGTATACAAGCCAACGTCAACATTTTTCTTAACAATATCTAATAGATGTGGCACTTGATAGTCACCGTATACATCCTTACGTAGCATTGATAGGCGTTGTTTGCCTGCTACATACTGATAATTAGTATGGCCAACATCAGGATCGTGTTCTATATCAATTAGGTCTACGGTAGCACGTAGGGTTAATTCATCAATTTCTCTAGTACTGATCCCATCGTAGAAGTGTGGCTGTGCTTTGATCTCGATCATCGATTGACTTACGTCTGCAATTCCTGCACATACTTTACTTACTTGGGCTTGCCATTTACTTACGTCTAACGGGACGATGGCTCCGCTGCGTTTTTTGACTTGAATGTTGCTCACTTGATTGCCTCTTTTTAATACTTGTCTAATTGTAAATCTTTACTTGAATATTGATACAACAAATCTAACTTTGACTCTTCAATCTGTTTTGTATTTACTATCTCAAACGGATAGTAATTAAGAATATATTTCCCACCATCGATCCATGCTAAATTGTATCTATTCTTTTCTTTGTAATCATAATAGGTGCGGAACTCTACATCAACTGATTTATGACCAGTAAAATATATAGTATATATGATTCCTAATGCTTTAGCAATGTCGCAATAGTAGTTTTCGGCTAATAAAGTCCAAGGATCCGGCCAGATAGAAGGATTACTAGGATCTAAGTAGTAAGTAACAAATGGAGCTGTACTCCACATTTGGTTTAATTCAAGAATAGCTGTGGGTAGTGGTAGATCGCTTAAATGGTGGCGAATGTCTTTCCACTGCGCCAGTCTATCATTAACTCGCAGATTCCAAAAATTTGTCCACATAATTAAAGGGCTGTATAACTGTAAGTAAAATTACCAGTAAACCCAGTGCTGGTTGTTGTATATCCTAATACAGCAACATTAGTCACTGTATTTCCTGTGAAGTATAAAGAAACACCAGTAGCTGATGTTTCAGAATAATTATCTTCGTATTGAATGGTAGTACCTAAATAATTTGAAACTTTAATTACACCGGTACGTACAGCGGTATTTCTTGATATATTATAGTTAATAATTTGGCCAGTTAATGAAGCTATAGAAACATTGCCAATATTAGCAATACTAGATTGGTTATCTAATAGCGATACAGTAGCTGGTTCTAAGTTACCAACAATAGAAGCTATATTAGATACAAATGAATTTAAGTTAGCAATGTTGGCACTTAGAGCTGCAATACTAACACCAATAGCACCTGCACTATATTCAGTTAAAATTTCAGTAACACCAGTAATTGGGGCTCCTTCTTGTAGAGTGCCTTTACCAATGAATAAACGTTGACTATCAACACACCAACCAAATTCACCTGTGTCTAGAGCTGGTAGGTCTTCGGTAAGACCACTGCGTACTTGTATTTTGCTAACGGTTATAACTGCCATAACTTTACCTTAGATATATTCTTATATTTATACTAATTTATAATACTGTTCAACTCTTTCTAACCACTTATTAGTCCAATGTTCCCAATCTGCACCTTCTACAGTCCATGTTTGATATTGTACATCCTCGTTGGGTTTAGGGGCCACTGCCATTAGGATAACACCTTGTTGTATATCAGTTCCGTAGGTTTCATTGTGTGCTAGACCGTATGCCGCTAACTGGAGAAAATAGTCTTCAATCCACTCGGTTTTCTTAGGTTTATTAGTCTGTTTGTAGTCTAAAATAGCAGGTTTTGACTTGTAAACTCCGCAGGCATCAGTAGTACCAGCGTAAAGACCACTAACGTATAAAGGAACCTCAATACCCCAAATTTCGTCAACATGTACTAGGCCTTCATTGATGACAGCCTTGGCCATGCGATGCGCCTGTTGACTGTAGGGATTAGTTCCTGGATCGTTTAATGTTCGATTGTTCTGTACGTAATCTTCCAAGAACTTGTGCATACGTGTTCCGCGACCTGCGGCTTCGGTAGTAATTTCCTGTGCCTTCTTTTCGCCAACTGACTTGCGCCAATTATTAAGTGCTTCACGTTTTTCTTGGGGTTTAGTACGGTCTAGAATAGTAGTAACACTTGGAACCTTACTACCGTCTGGTAAACAATAGTGACGTTTGCCATCTACTGTTTCTCTGTTTATGGGGGTGTAATCGTATCGTTTTATCAGCATCTTATTAGTATATAAGGTTATTTGTCAACAGTCAACTTTAATATTCTTGTACTACATTATTAAGCCTATGTTCATCGATGGCTAACAAATATTCTTTTTTCAAATCCTTGTTTGTTAATTGTGTTAATATAAATTTATGATATTCTTTAGAAATTGTCCATTCTTCTACTACTTCTGCGGCACTACATGCAGAAATAATTTTTTCATTACCACCAAATGTTATAGTATAATAAAATTTATCTTCAAGCCAATTATTATATAAATTATTCTCTAATTCAATTGCATATGATGAATTGATAAAGTTATTTACAATTGATTCTGTGTCAAAACTATCATAGTATTTCTTAAATGCAAATTTAGTAGTACATATTACTGAATATATATGTGATAATAAGGACATCTTTACAAAATCACGTTGAGTAAAACTAACACACGATTGTGGAAATTGTCCTTTAAAATATACACCTTCATTTTTTCTAGAACCATAACGTAGACTATTACTATAAACAAAATTAAATCTTTGTTGATAATCAGGATTCCGTGCTGCCGGTGACGTTGCTAACAGTTCATTCATAAAAACTTGCAACAATAACGGTTTTTTGGATATTTCGCTTAGTGTAGTTCGCCATGATTCTACAGTTTGGCCCGGAAGTCCTTGTATTAATTGTATCTTAGAAGGGATAGTAGGATAATATTCCTGTAGTTCATCAATAATTTTAACGTGTTCGGGCCAAGTAATATCGGGACGATCGATGTTCTTTAGTATCGTAGGATCTATATCTTGACATGACATAGTGAATCCCTGTTTAACTAAGTTGCCTTGGGCCAATTGATGATATATCTTTAGATTATTAACTTTTTTTAATTTGCTGTAGTTTCCTAATAAGTTAAACTTAGCACCATGGTTAATGTTTTTATCAGCAAAATATTTTATAATGTCAATATCTTCATCGTATTGGCCAACGTTTGCATCTGATAGATAGATATCATATACTTTTAAATTATAGAATAGATCAATGTCATCTTTAAATGTTCCTTTGCGTCGTGTAGTTTTGTTACCAAATCCACTATTCCAATCGCAAAAAGTACAGGCATACGGACATCCTCTAGTTAATTCGTAAGGGACTGCAACATGTCTATTATGCTGATATTCTTGATTAACCATTCGTGTAAACAGTTCTTGATTGTGTATAAATGGACTATCTTGTAGCATAGATACATATTGATATTTTGCTATTACTTGTTTAGTACCATCTTGCCAAGCAATATTTGACGTGTTAATTGAATGTAGTTTTTTATTATTGACTATAGAATCGATTAGATCATTAAATGCTTGCTCACCTGGGCCATATACTGCATAATCTATAAATGGATATTTTTGAAAATATTCTGGATCTATATTAACTGATATTGCAGGACCACCCACAACTATTTTTATAGAAGGATTAATATGCGGTTTAATTCTTGCTAATTGATCTAATATAGTTTTGTCATTCCAAATATAATGGCTGGTACACAATATATCTGTTCCTTGACACAATTTGATTAATTCGTTGTCGGTTAATTCGACCTGCTGAGGCAATAGCCACTCTAAACTATCAGATAAACTGTGATTATATCTTTCAATGTATGTTTTTAAATAAAGTATCGACGTGCCTAGAAAAACACGATTTGATATCTCTATAGGAGAAGCATAATAGAATAGAATTTTTGTCATATACTGTAACAGTATATATTAATATCTATAATAGGTCAAATATTAAAACTGATCGTCGTCTTCGGGTTCAGCAATAGGAGCACCGCGGTTCTTAGCTGCACGTTTAGCCATATCGTCAACTGATATAACAGGCTCTTGTGTAACATCCGGTGTACTGGTACTATCGGGTGTGTTTGTAGTTGTTTCATCACTGTCAGCATCAACTTCATCACCCCATGGTTGAAGTTCTACTGAATCACGATTGAAACTTTTGATTAGATTTTTTACTGCTGGATTGTCACTGTTTGCTGCTACCAATGCATCATAGTCAAATGTACGGTCAGTATTAGTAACCATATTAATTAATGATTGCGTACGAATCTTTGCCGGAGTTGGTAGATCTTTGTAGCGGTTGCGAATAAGTTCCAGAGCCGTTACTAAATTCGCCTCTGGAACATTGTTTGGACCATGGTGTCCGTTTTGAAACTCGCGTAAACGCATTAGCGTTTTTCTCTGCCCAATTCTTCTGCTCCGCCTGCTGCCGCATCACTTGCAGCAAAGCCATCTGACTCTTCGGAATCAAAATCGCTCGATGGAGGAGGTAATTCACTACTTGGCATACCCCCTGGAGGAGGTAATTCACCACCCAATGACATTGGATTGTCAACTTGCTCACCGCTTAGTACGCGAACGCCAGTGTCAACTCCTTCACGTGCTGTTTGTAGATTTTGCATTAATTGGTTTAATGTTTCACCTACCGCATTTTTAAATGCATCAGCTTGTTCACTACCGATTTGATCGCGGATACTGTCAAGTAATTGTGGAAGTTGTTCATTTTGCATTTTACCAACTTTCTCAATTGTATCTTGTACGCTGTCAACCATATCTTTAGCAGCTAATAGTACTTCAGCATTACTAACTTCACCTTCGTTAAGTTGGTGACGTTGTGAATCAATCCATTGAGCTAAACTTTCACGAACAGTTAACAATTCCATATAACGTGGATTTTGTTCTGCTGTGTGAAAAGCTGAACTATGACGAATCTTGTTTAGATTAGCATTAATAGTTTCGCTTAAACGTTCTGCTTTAGCAATAGATAGTTTGCCAAAATCAATCGAAAAACCAAAACGGCTTTCCATCAATTTGTTTAATTTCTTTGGAGATGTCAAGGACATTTCAGATAGTTTCATAGTTATAAGTTCCTAAACTTTAATATATTTAGCCGAATTAAGACTTTTCTTTAATTGCTTCTTGGTTTGTTCTATACGTGTCATAGTTTCTGTATATCTATTACTATATAGTTCTATTTTCCAATCATCGTTTGCTTCTTGAGCTTGCTTGAATCGATGCCTATATAGTATAGCATCAAATTCCAGTTGCCCTAATAATTTATCATTGTCACGAATTTCTTTAGCCAATGTATAATCTTTTTTATGTAGAACAATACAGTAATAGATTGCATCTTTACGTGTAAAAAAATCAAATATTTGGGTAGGTCCTTCGAATACTGTCCAACATCTATCGTTTTGTTTAATTACTTTAAACTTACCTACTATTAACGTGTCTGCACCAATTTGATAACAAAATGGTAACGGGCTATCACTTAGTCTGGCTAATTCATCCGTGGCAAATCTACGTATCTTTTCAACGTCAAAATCAGCTAACGAGTTTTTTGTAATAGATTTTTCCGGCTTCATTGATTCGAAGTAATACGTCTTTGACTGTTAGGTTGTTAGCAATAACTTGTTCACGCTCATCTAATTCAGATTTTGCAATTAGTTCACCACCAACAAATTGTTCTAATAAATCTCTCTCTTCGTTAGTGATAGGTAATAATACGTTATTTGTTAATTCTACGATTTTCATACAGTTAACCTAGTTTAACTATATTTAGTGTTTGAAGATACTGTTTGTGATAAAACCAATTAGGCCTGCTAAGATAACGCCACCGATAGTGACAAAGATATTGATAGTTTGTTTGTTGCCGTCGATTACATTTTTTTCTGCGTTTAATGCCGTGTTCGTAAGACTGTTCTTGATATCTACTAAATGTAGTTCAAGTTTATCCATACGTTGCTCTAGGTTAGATAGTTTAGATTCCAAGTTGTTGTACCTTATGGCACATAACTCAACGTGGGCTTCTAAGCTCTCTTTTTCAATCTGTGTAGGTGCTGACATATCCGCTTTCCAATAAGCGATGCTTGCTGTGTGCCTTAATAATGTGCCTTAATATGTGCCGTGATGTTGAGTTATAGCATCAATTAATATTTATTTAGGTTGCTAAAGTTTTAAAGTATATGTTATTCCACGGTCCGCTTGGATAAAATATAGGGTTTTTGAATTTTGCAGTTTCAGTTAAATTAATAATAACAGGGGTAATTTTAAAATCATATTTTAATAATCCAAGAACATCAGGGCCTTCAGTATATACATCTTTATAATCTACACCAAATGTAAATGTCCAAATTTTATGTTGTCCGGTATAATTTATACCAAATTGATAATTTGAAATATCAGCAATAGTGTTTGTCGTAGAGATAATTGTAGGCTGTGTTCGTAAACTAATGATTTGTTGTATAGTTTCCCAGTTACGCTGTTGATTGCGTTCTAATTCTTTTTCTGCAGAATAGGTTATTTGCCTAGTCGGAGTAATATCTACTAAAGTGTAACCTTGATAATGATATAATTGATTGTTCACAAAGATATTTATAGCCAATTAAAAAGCCCTTATAAAAAGGGCTTTTTAAGACTCATTTTACTAAGTTTTAATTAGTATGTGAATAGTGCTACTGTTGTACCTGAAACACCTGAACCGTTCACTGATGTATTGCAATAACCTTGTAGGCTGTATGAACCAGTTGTATCTGAAGGTGCAGCACCTGAGATAGCAACACGGAAAGCGTTAGTTGTTGGAGTACCAATCAACTCAATTGAACCAACTTGTTCAATTGCACGGATTAACAATTCAAAATTGCTGTTTGGTGCATACGGTGCAACACCTACGTTAGCTAATGTAACTGTGTAGTGTGTAAGGGTACGACCTGTGATGGTTAAATTACCATTTAAACCATCGGTTGGTTGTGGAAAACCATTTGTGCGTGCTAATGTTGTCATTTTGTAAATCTCCTAAATTATTTTACGTCTTACGACGCTTACATTTATTTATCATTTCGATAAAAAATTAGTCCTAGAGAACTCTAAACGATCTACTAATTTAATAGCGCCTCCGTCGTGCCCAATTGCCACAAATCCTTCCGGAGCAGTTACTTTATAACCGTCGTTGGTTTTTTGAAATGTACCTATACCTTCTACTTGTGCTAATTTGCGTAATAGAATATGTTTCATTTCGATAAAACGTTTATACACAGCCAATACACCTAATAGATTATTACTATTGTCTGCCATCCATTGTTCTTTTTCTTTAATCTTAGCTAAGCGATTTTGCGCCGCACGCCCTTGTGGGCCTCCCGATAACTCCTCAATTCCTTTCATTAATTCATCTGTATAATGAGTTAAGAATTGTTTAAGGAAACGTGTAGGATCTTCTACGTGCGATCCCTGACGTATCATTTTGTTTATAAATGGTTTGATATTTTTAGCAAACTCTTTATTAGTTAAAATTATATCAAATCGTTCTTGGCCAATCTTTTCCATAGTTGCCAATGTAGCCGCTTGATATTTTCGTATATGTTGGTTTTCGCTAGGAGTTAAACTGGCAATACCAGTATAATCTTTATATGTAGCGTCATCAAACCATACATCAGCATTTTGATGATAACCTGATACATTTATACCAAATGTGGCCTGCATAGTATCAATTTGATCACCTTCGTAGGCTGTGTGAAATATAATGCCAATCTTAGCACGTGCAATGCGTTGGCCTAGTACGCTGTTAACTGGCACTGCGTAGGTAATTGTATTTGGTGTAAACACATAACAATCTTCGTTATTAACATTTACTGTAGATATATCACCTTCTGTAAACATTAAATCACCCTGCACTACACCACCAATGCCCAATTTAGGCAAGTATTTTAATGCTTGTTCTAATTTGCTGGCTAATTCAGGTTGTTCCCCATACCAGTGCTGTATGTCTTTACTTGATTTACAACGCTTGGGTTCACCTTTGGCAAATACTGATTTGGTACCTACAAAGAAACGACTATCTGCTGGGTCAATACCGCAGATAATAGCCGGACTACCATCCCATTTAACTGTTAGCTTAGTAGTTGTACCTGTGCCTTCTGCTAACATATGACGTAGGCTTTCTACATAATTAAGTGCTTCAATTGCACCTGCATATCCACTATTAAAGATCAAATCTTCTAAATGTTCAAGGTGAACATTCTTTGCCGATTCAGTTAACAACCACTTAGGGGTTTCTTTTCTAATTTCAAATAATTTCATTATATACTTTACGTTTAAATTCTGCGTATTCTGCAAGACCCTGTGATTGACGCTGTCTTAATGCGGCTTTAATTGCATCCTGTGATGACTGTACAGAATTGTCAACAGGCGGATTTTCTACTGTCTGTGCGGCATTACGTGCATCGCGTGCGGCTTTACGTTGTTCACGTTTGCGTTGAGCGTTAGCAGTTTGGCTTAGTTCTTGCCCTGCCTTACGACCACCTGTGTGTTTCTTTTCAGGCTGTTGCTGTGTTCTTCTATTAGATGTAAACACTGCTGGTTCTTCATCGTCATCTTCTGGTTCTTCTACATCAGTGTCAGCGGGTTCTGGTTGTGTCTGCACACCAGCACTTCCTCTACTTGCGGGATTCTGAACACCAGACATTTGTCTATTCTGATATTGCGTTTTTGCTAATCGTTCAAGAGTATCAATGGTGTTTTGATCAGTTATTTCACCACCATCTTCTGTGTACCACTTACCATCTTGGTCATTCTTAGTGATAGTTTCACCACTTTTTGTTTTGATTTGAATAGGTTTAACTGTTGGACTAGGTTTAGAAGGAACTGGTTTTCTTCCTGTTGCTTGATCAAATGCAGCATCAAGTTCTCTAGCATCTTTAGGATCAATAATATCTTTAGTATTCCAATCTTTCCAACCTTTATTAGTTTTTTGATATTTTTGGCCGTCGATATCTAACATGCTCTTATTTGGGTCCCATGACACATTAGGCGTTTGTTCACCAGTCTTGCTATCGACAGGTGCAGATGTGGTTGTATAAGGGACATTCAGATCTGCTATTGGTTGTTTGTCTAATGCATCTAATCCTCTTTGCGGTTTATTAGTAAATGCTGTATTGGCACGTTTATTAGCATCAACAGCATTAGCTGCATCAACTGCACCAGCACCTCTAAGGAATGACCCTAATGCGCTTCCGCCTGCTCGAGGCGTACCATTTGCGGCCTGAGCAGTTAATTTGTTGCTCAACAATTCATCTTCCTGATCTTTAGCTTGCTGTGCCTGTTGCTGGTCTACTTCTGTTGCATAAGGTATATTCATTGACTTGTATGCTTGTGCAATATCTTCGTCACTAACACCTGCAGATTTTAACGCTGAAGCAATTGCATCACTGTCAGTTGGACTACCAGCCGCTTTCCATGCTGATTGTAGTTTATCAAGTGTAATTTTATTAGTCATATTTTGACCAAATTGGGCAGCTTTTTCCTTTGCAGCTTGGGCATAAGGTGATGCAATATTCTTAGCACCAGTTGCCGCTCCTTTAGCCATGCCAGCAATTCCACCAAATGCCTGTTTAGCACCTGCTTTAAATTTATCCCAACCCTCGCCTTCAACTAAAACAAACAGTTGTAATACACCTGATTCTGTTAGATGAACACTGTTGCGTCTACGTCCTAGGCTTTCATTCAATGACCACATACGCAGAGTCATATCACGATCAATGCTTTCGTTCATAGCATCAACACCGGGTCTTGTAGCTACTAATTTACCTGCTTGATTGTATATATTAAGATCTATTCCGTCAGTTTTATATGTAAATTTGTCTAATGGGAATTCTTTTTTAACACCGGCTGGAATATCCCAAGGACTTGCTGGCTGTAGTCCAGTTGTATGTTGTTGTAGTGTCGTAGTAGTTGTTTGTGGTTGATTGCCCTGTACAGCCTTACCAACTTGGCCTGCGGCATAGGCCATACCACCAGTTTTAATTCCCTGTCCCACTGCGGTGCTAAATTTCTCACCCTGCAATAACTTGTCAGTCATCTTCAATAGACCAAGCGCGGCTGCTCCGCCTGCTCCAGCACCACTGATACCTGCGGCCGCAATTAGTGCGGCATAGATTAATTTTTGTGCTGTAGGGTGTGCTTTAGCAAAGTCTCTGTACTTTTGTACATATTGCATTACGCCTTGATCACCACCAGTAGCTGTTTTTAATTTGTTAGCAACGTCATTATATGCCGCATCTACATTCTGCATTGGACCGCTGTTTTGTACTTTACCTACTAGGTCTTTGTATGCGGCCTGTACTGCTGTGGCTACGTCTTTGCCCTTGCCGATAGTTGTTCTATTATTGCCACCAGCGATTGCGCCTTGTTCGATTTGTTGAAATAGATTTGAAATTTGTTGTGGAGATAACTGTGCCTCAGCAATAACAGAACCAACACTTTCCCATAGTTGCATAGATTTTTTGTATTTAGGTGTTAGACCTTCGTACAGGTACTGGTTCTTGTTTACTGCAACTTCATTAATCTTCATCTTTTAACTTCCTAATGCCGCGGCTAAATTTCTGCGGATCTTGGCCTTTGATGGCATTAAGCAATCGACGTTCTAGTTCGCCTGCTTGTTCGGCGTCATAGTTTTCACGTATGTGATTGATAAGGTTAATAGCACCATTAATGATGTTATTAGCACGAGTCTCTATTAGATTCGCTTTGTCCTTATGTACTAAGAGTTCATCTAACTCAGTTAGTATACTACGAGTGCGCTTTTGCAAAGGTCTTACTCCAATTTATATTATTTATTACAAATTTATTTCTTATAGTATAACACAAAGTTAAATATAACACAATGAATGATTCTTTTTGTGTACTACCATTTTATGGTATAGAATATAGCCCTAGTGGTATTACTACCACTACCCCATGCTGTTTACTCCCAGACTATACAGATATTACTAAATTGCAACAAGATATTCTGAAAGGTCATCGTTCTTCGACTTGTCAAAAATGTTGGAGTTTAGAAGATCAAGGGCAATCTAGTAATAGACAAATACAGAATGTAGCATTTGATTTTTATGCCGATCGTGATATAGAATTTATCAAAGAAGACTGCGCTAATAATAAATTTAGTACACAAATAGTTAAATTGTATACGTCAACTACTTGTAATAGTACTTGTGTAACCTGTGGACCCAGTGCAAGCAGCGCATGGGGCACACTAAAGAATCTTAAAATTCATTATCAGTTACCTAATGATATTATTGATAATTTAGATTACGCCAATATCAAAATGTTATCTTTTGTTGGTGGTGAACCATTATACGAAAAAAGAAATTTTACAGTATTGGAAAGATTAATAGATGCCAACAACACAAATTGCTTTATATCTCTGACTATAAATGGTTCTGTGACTTTAACTGAACGGCAATTAACTATTTTAATGCAATTTAAAAATTTAAATTTCTGTTTAAGTATTGACGGTGTCGGCCCAGTTTTTGAATACATGCGATATCCACTAAAATGGGATACCTTATTAAACAATATTAAAATATATCAAAAAATGAATATCAACTTATCAGTTAGTTACACTATTAGTAATCTTAATGTGTTGTACTATCAAGAAACTATCGATTGGTTTAATCAGATGCAGTTACCATACCAACATAATATTGTAAGTAACCCAATGTATTTTAGTCCAGGAGTATTACCTAGTAAAATTAAAGAACTCTATCCAAACTTAGTAGAATTTACTAATAAAAATCTCAGTCATTTATTACCTTTGACTTATAAAGAAATCCAATTACAAGATCAACTCAAAGGTATTAGCATAAAAGACTATTTGCCTATGTTAAGTAAGGTATTAGATGAGGCAATGATGTCTTCCAATTAAGATTACGTTGTTGATCTAACTTTTCTAAACTTTGTCGGATATCATTTAATATATTATCATTGTTTGTTAGTGGTGGTAATATATCAAACAAAGGATCATTCTCAGGATACATTGTACGCAGTTCATCAACCATGGCCTGTGGCATGTTGCTGGCATTATAAATTCCGTATACAGGAGTATACTCAAACTCTGTCAGATCACCTAGTCTATTAGTAGGAATAACAGATTGCTGCCATGCAAGTATATCTTTAACCAAATGAAAGTTTAAGAATCCCATTGCAGGACGCACACTTAGCATGTGATTTACTGGTAAGTTTTCATACATTTTAAGTATGTTATCTTCTACCTGCGACCATTTAGCAGGCCAACGTAGATATTCAAAACTAGATCCTACACCATCGATACTAAACTTTAGTCTAACCAAATGAAACTTTGACCATAACTCCAAGATACGTTCGCTGGGATAGGCTGTGGCATTAGTATCATACCAAACAGTTATATTCTTACCATAGGCAGATAGTTCTTCCAGGATAATTTCGTGTGTGCGAGTTAATAAGGGCTCGCCGCCAAAGATGTGTACTGTTTCTAACTGTTCTAGGTTAATGTTGCGAATAGTAGATCTAATTAGGTCTTCATTAGCATAAGTAGGACCTTTGTATGGCACTATACTGCGCCAGCGGGTACTCACATCCGGGCCACAGGTAACACAGGCTAAATTACAAACATAATCTAATTTGAATGTTATTAGTTTAGGACCCTGTTGTTCATATAATAGCTCATCTTTAATATACAGCATATTAGAACTGCTACGATTACGGCCGCGTAGGCCAGTACAGGCACATTCTTCACAAGCTGCACAATGACCTTCTAGTTGCTGTGATTGTTGATTACGCTGTCTAAATTCTACTAATTTAGGATGGTCAAAGACCTGATAATCAGTGACAGTAAATTCAACAGGATCTAGCACACAAGGACTGACTTTTATTGTTGAATTCTGTCCTAATGTGATTTGTAACCCAGCTTGTAAACTGGCACAATAGTGACCAGGTACTATCATTCTGAATTTTTAAGACCTGCTAACATACTCTTAAGTTTACTGCTTTGTACTTCTGCATTGATCTTAGGTAGTATTTCACCTGTATCTTTATTTACAGTTGAACTTGATTTAATGTTGTTTAATACGTTGTTTACATTACGACTCGCACCATTACTATCACCGCTTAGATCTTCACCTTCGTCAGTGATACGCATAGTTTCGATGTTATAGGTTAGGTCAATCTTGTGTCCTACACCAGTACTACTACGTGACTTCATACATTGTAATTGGTAGCGTCCACGTTCTTTCATAGCACGACTGGTAAAGATACCAAACACGTTATCTGCTGTGTTAATCTTAGATATACCACCAGCAATATGACTATGGTCAAATTCGATTTCTTCAACAGCACTACGATTTAACTGTGAAGCTGTTACTAACAACACATTTAATTCTTTAGCTAAATTACGCAGTTCTTCTGCTACATATTTGTCTTTGATAAACTGATCGTTTGGATTAACTTTAACTGACACTGGCATTACTAGATCCAAGTAATCTACCATAACAAAGTCAATCCTAATACCTGTTTGTAGTTGTACTTCTTTTAAATATGATCTAATATCATTAACTGTACTCTGTGCAGGCAATCCTTTAATACGATATTGTCCAGATTTTTTACTTACTAATTTAACCTTAAGCTCAGTTGTGTCTATATCCTTGCGAATATCTTTGGTACTCATGTCAGTTAGCATAGCATCAGTTCTAAGTGCGCAAAGTTCTTCGCTCAATTCAAGTGATACATACACACCGCTTAGGCCAGCTTGTAGCCAACTTAGGGCAATGTTCATCATTACTAACGATTTACCTGAACCAGATCCACCTGCAAAGATGTTTAATTCTCCGCGACTAAAGCCACCATATAAGAGTTTATCCATTTGTGGCCAACCAGTACTTACCTGTCCACCACTGTTAAAGTATTTGTTAATACGTGCTTTTGGATCATAGAAATAGTCTGTGCCCATGTCTTTGGTTAGACTAATCTGTACTGCATCTTTGATTAGTTTTTCAACTGGATCATAATCACCTTTTTCTAACATATCTGCCGCTGATAAGATTGCACGACTTAATTCTTGTTGTTTAGTGAATCCTTCAAACTCTGTCATAAACCAATTGTAATGGTCATCTGTTAGGTCTGGTACATGTTTAAGCTCTACATTAGTAACTGCTTTAATCTGTTCATGCGTGGGCATAGCTTTATATTCATCGCTGTGTGACTTGATAAATTTAGCTACTTCGCGTAGTTCTCTACTAAAGTTTTCTGGATTGTAGATGTTTTGGACCCTAACATAGCTTTCTGGGTTCTGCAACATCATTTCTATAAACAATTTTTGTAAATCTGAGGTATATTCTTTTGACATATTATTAATTATACAATCTCTTCTTCATGAGTTCAATTTTCAACTTGCTCGTTTCTTTACTGTCAATGATAGATTTAAGCACAAACAACTTACCATATTTGACCACAGCATCACTAATATCTTTGCAGTCAGTGTCTTCTTGCCATACGGGGAATGCCACACTCCAACCATACTTAATTGCCGCATCAACTAACTTACTACCTGATTTATCGGCATCGGCGACCACAATAACTTCTCGACCTAGGCTATCGATAATATCTGCTTGAACTTCACTACATTCATTACCTAAGACTGCTACACCATCTATGCTCATAGCATCAAATGGGCCTTCACAGACGATAACAAATTTATTATCACGGTGCTGATTGTTAGTGTTAAACACCATATTAGGTTCATAACTGCTATAATATTTTGGTTTTACTCCGTCTACGAATGCACGACTTGTGTAGCCAACAGTGCGGCCTTCCCAGATTGTAGGAATGATCACACGTTGATGTAGACTATGATCTGTTGAATCAGTCCAATAAAAATCATAACGGTCTGTGTTAATTTTACGAGCTTTAACATAATCAACTGCTGAATTTAACAGTTCCGGGACATTACGTAAATCATCAAGCAAATGAAATGAGAGCAGTGCTTGGAAACTAATTGCGCCTTCCGGTAACTCTCTAACCTTAA